ATCTCATCTTCGTGCATGTCACCTGCAACTACTGAATTATCTTGAATAAGAGCCAATGTAGTTGAAGTATCTTTGCCCTCGGAATGCATGAAATTCGCGTTAGGTTTATGTATATGTTGAATTGGCATTGTTAAATCGGTTGGTTTGGACCAACCAAAGTACGCTGCTACCATATTTAAACCACGGAAAAACCATCCAATACCTGCAGCAAAGTCTCCAATCACTGGCACATTTGATAATGATGTAGCTATCTGAGACACGCCTGCTGAAATTTGAGTAACGGGACCAGTAGTTTCACCTTCTTTGGTATCTCTAATAGATACACCCGGAGTGACACCTGCTGAACCGCTTACGTTCTTCGTTGTTTTATTGTGTTTCTTGACTGTCTTTGAATCGAGTCTTGATCTACCTTGTGCTACGTTACCGGAGTGACGTGTAAGAGCAGGCCCGCTAACGGGTACTCTCCACTTAGGATTAATCATACGACCAAATACTGAAACAGTGCAATTCGCACCAGTAAAACCTTCCTTATACTTTGAAAGCACAAATACTTCCACCTTTCCAATTCTGAGATCCGTTTGATCTTTCTTATACAGGTCTAAATATTCAGACCAAAATGTATACGGTATTTTAAGAGTAGCACTATGTGACTTTCCTAAATTTAGTATAACATGGGGATAAGTAGTCAAAGCGGAAAACCATCTGTTAGAATGATGTAAAGCATCAACTTCTGCAGCTAAAGGATTCCAAGTTACGATGAGAGCACCTTGAGCAAATGGTGTAGCATTTACTTTCAGTTCAATCTCAAAATCACTCTGTAAATATCTAAAGTTTCCTAACTTGTCTCTCAAAAATGCACTTGTATCAAGCAATTTTTCGGGTAACCAAGTTTCTGATACAGGAACCTGTTGGTCCGCTAAAAAGTTAGCAAGACTATATGTAGCACCAAGAGCACCATCAGTTTCAGCCCATGTAAAACGTTCTAATAACACATTTCGTGAAAGTTGTTCGTTCATATCATGGACAGTTGTTTCGGTGGTTGATTCTATAACAAATATTGATCGGTCTACAGATACTTCTGAGTCATTTTGGACATCGTGGGTCAGTGAGGCAATTGTAGCTTCCTCATTCGGTTTACTACTCCGAGCTATTGTTTCATTAGTACTAGCAGCTTTCTGAAATTACTCTTACGGGACCAAAGCTATAGTCTCGGAAAGAGGTCCTACTGTTTTAATGGGGCTGCCATCGCATACAGTTTAATGCACATAAGAGAAATCAGCACGGTTTTCTATTTTATAGGGTTCCATAGAATCTGGTATGATCTCAATTTAACATTTTAACGTGTGTTACCACGTGTGCCCCTCCCGAAGGAGAGGTCAAATTTTTATAAGTCTTACCTTATCCGCCAAAGTTTAATGTATCTTCGATAAACATGTGAGAATAACAAGGAATGTTAATTCCAATATCCTTTTCATCATCAATACGTTCATAAATATTAGCGTACCTTTCGTATATGTCTTCGCCATGATAGAATAATTCTCTCAAAGAAGTTTCCACATTTTCACAAGTCGAAGTCTTAATAAGATTTCCTCGAACCCAGTTAGCCATATCAAGTACCACATCTAAACGAAGTGGTGCGCGATAATAACCAGCACGGTCACGAGTGAAAGATCTTTTCAAGAATTCAACTTCCGATAACTTGCGAAACTCAATGAGTTCACCAGTCTTAGCTTCATCAGTATACTCAAAGTTGATTGTCGCTAATGCTTCTGAAACAGTTACCTGATTATAAACATTAGCTATGTCCGGATGCACGTTCAACACATTGTCATCACCATAAGAGATCATAGAAACCTCTCTAGCAAAGTCATATGTGAAGTGCGGGGTCAGTCCATTTTTGTATGCGTTTACCTTTGTTACAAGATATGCGTAGCGCATAACAAACGAATTGGCGATGGAGTTAATTATAACGGTGAACGGATTCCCAGAGGGCTGGGAATGGGTTTGACGATATAAAGAATTGTTTACCAAAACATTTGTTGCACAGATATCTTCCCACAATACAGCACGAATAAGTGCATTTTCAGGACCATCATCATACCACTCATTGATCAAATCTAAGATTATTTGCAAAATCTGATAGCTCATAGAACCATCATAATTTCCAAAATCGCCTGCAAAGACGAGTTCACCTTTCGACTTAAGTCGTTGAGCAATACGATGCCAATCCATAGAATATACATTCGTACCTACAGCAA